CGTCTCTCAAGGCGGTCGGTGCCAGCGCTGCCGTAGTGACGGCGGAAGTGACCACGTTGCGAGGAGCCGTCGCTGCTCTCCAGGGCGCATTCTTGGCATTGGATGCGGTAGCCAAGCGATTCCTGATCGGCATTATCATCGCCGGAGTTTCCTACGGCCTCATGGAACTCCTCGGCTCTTGGCTCAGCAAAGTTGATGATGCCACGCAAGCCGTGGATGAGCACAGGCGTGTTGTTAATGAGGCAGTGCGCGCTTACGAGGAAGCGCAGCGCAAGGGCGGCGATTGGACGAGGGCTGTTGACGAAGGGCTTCGCCAAGCGGCTGAAAGTAACTTTATCAAGCAACTTGAGCTTTACGACGACGCGCTTAACAAGCTTCAAGCCAAGATTGGCGGTTTCAGGCTCCGCATCTTTGAGACTGCGGAGCTTACGCGCGTTCGCGATGCCGTAAGAGAGTTTGGTGAGGTCAACGCCCAAAACATCGACAAGTTCATTCGCAAGCTCAATGAGCTTGATCGTGAGATTTCGGACATTGAGGCTAAGAAGTTCCTCAATGAAATCCGTGATCTCGCCAAGGAATTCCAGGCGGCTTCGCAGCGCGCCAGTGAGGCCGCTGTCGTAGCCAAGGAGCTTGGCAGCAAGCTCAAGGAGCTGGAGGAGCACGCGCAACGTTCCGCCGAGGGTATGAAGACTCTCAGCGGTGTGATGGACGAGTTGAATATGGGCGCTGGCGCTGGAGCCGACGCGCTCACGCAATACTCGGCGGCTCTCGATAAGATCAAAGAGAAAATCCCTGAGCTTTCCCGTGAGATGGAAAAGCTCAAGGAGCTGAATGAAATCGAGGCGAATTTCCAAGCGGCACTAAAAGCCGCAACCCAATTGCCCGAAGCGCACGAATTCGTGCAGGAGGCGTTTCGCCTTCGCGACCTTGCAAGGCAGGAGGTTGAGGTCAAGTTTATGGACCTCACGCCTCTCAAAAATTCAATCGACATTAACAGTCAGGAACTCCGCAACTTCTATAACGAAATCCGCGGCAGCGCTAACCTCATGTCGCGGAACATGGAGAAGTGGGGTGACCCGAGCAGCAAGGCTTGGCGTGAGGCGAATCTCACAACGGTTACGACGCCTGGGGGACTTTCCGCCGTCGTTCACAAGGCTGCGGCACCATATTTCCAGGGCTTTTTGAATGAGCTTGAAGCGGAATTTGGCTACGCCATAAAGCAGATCAGCGGCTTCAATTATCGCCTTAAGAGGGACGGAAAGACGCTTTCCGAGCACGCGTTCGGAAACGCAATCGACATCAATTGGGATTTGAACCCAATGATGCAGGAGTTGCGCACGAATCTCCCAAAGGAGATCGGGCGCATCGCCGCGAAATACGGCCTCTCGTGGGGCGGTGACTGGCGCAACGTGAAGGACCCGATGCACTTTGAGTGGACGGGTCGCGTTCCTCCGGGCATCCAGCCCATGAGCAAGGCCGAGCTTGAGGTCTACAAGCGGATTACGGCCGAACTCCAGAAGCAAAACGAGGAGCGGCGAAAGCAGCAAGAATCCACACAACGCCTCATCGACGATAACAAGTTCGCTATCGAGCAGGAGGAACGGCGCCTCGCTGGCAAACAGAAAGAGGCGTTTATCGAGGAGCAAATCCGCAGGGCTCGGCAGCAGAACCCAAACATCACACCCGAGGAGCTTCAACTCATCCGCGATCAAGCGGCTCTACTTTGGGAGCGTCAGCAGGCGCTCACCCGTGAGGAGCAGATCAAGGAACGAATTCGCCAGATCAACGAGCAAATTCGTTACCTTGAGCAAGAGCGCAATGCGCTGTTGGAACAGCGTTCGTATTACGAGCAGCGCGGCGACCTGAGCGGGATGCAGCGGGTCGATCAGCAGCTCAAGATCGTCAACGAGGAACTGCGGAACGCTATTCGCAACGCTATTGCATTTTGGGAGTCGATCGGCGGCCCGCAGGCCAGCGCGGCTATTGCCAAGCTGGAGGCTACTGCGCTCGGCATCAGGGAGGTCGGTGAGCAGTCGATCATNAACGGGCAACGTATCACGCAGAACTTTGCGAGCGGCCTAGTCGATGCCTTCGACAACTTTGCCCGCTCTGTCGCCAACGGTGAGAACGCGATCAAGTCTCTCGGGCAAGCCTTCCGTCAGTTCGCGGGCGAGTTCCTGTTACAGATCGCCAAAATGATTATGCAGCAGTCCATCCTCAATGCGCTTCAACGGATGGGTTTTGCTGGCGCATTTGGTGCTCTTGGAGGCTTGTTCCATAGCGGTGGTGTTGTCGGTTCGGTCGGAACGCCGAAGCGAGAGATCAGCCCTCTCTGGTTCCGTAACGCGCTCCGTTATCACAACGGCGGTATTGCGGGGCTCCGCCCAGGTGAGGTCCCCGCAATTCTCAAGGTCGGTGAGGAAGTTCTGACCGAGGATGATCCGCGCCACATCCGCAACGGCGGTGGACAGGTTCAGCTCAACGCGCGCGTCGTGAACATGTTCGATGCGGCGAGCTTCCTTAGTGAAGCCTTGAGCACCAAGGTCGGCGAGAAGGTCATCCTGAACTTTGTCCGCGCCAACGCTGGCGCTTTCAGGTCCGCTTTGAATGGATANCTGAAATGGCGTTCGATACAGATTCGCGACTTTGGGAATACCCNCCTGATTGGCGGCATGGCTTCACTGTCGAATACGAGTATCGAACCGAGATTATTACGTCTCGGGCCGGGAGAGAGCAGCGCCGAGCGATCCGTCAATCGCCGCGCAAAACGCTCTCTTTCACGGCGATGGTCAGCTCGGCATCGTTTCGATCCCTGGTTCGCGACATGGCGTCGGCACAGGACAAGAGCTTCATTGTGCCCGACTATGTGCGTTCTGTGTTGACGGTGGAGCCTCTTGCGAACAATGGCTCCTCGGTTGCCGTCGAGACCGTTCCCGCATGGGCTACCACCGGAGCCACGGTCGTCATTGGCTTCGCCGGGGCTTTCGATACCTTTGTCATCGACGCCATTTCTGATAACAGGCTGACCTTTTCGACGACCGCCAAACGCAACTGGCCTTCCGGGTCTAAGCTCTATCCCGGCCTTTATGCACGTCTCGATACGACGTTGCGCCATCGTCAGCGCACGAGCCGAGCTGGTGAGCTTAATGTCACCTTCTCTGTCGAACCGGGTTCGGAGCCACTACCTATTCCTCCCGAGCCCAGCCAGCTTCTTAATGGGCGCGAGCTGTTTCTCAAGCGCCCCAATTGGGCTCAGACCGTCGAGGTCACCTTCGGAACGTCTCGGGAAACGCTCGATTACGGGTATGGCACGGTCATTCATACCAATCCAGTGCCGTTCAACACGCGTGATGAGCAGTTCGTGTTCGTCGGCCGCTCGCCCTCAGAGGCCGTCCAAATGCTGGATTTCTTCGACCGCATGAGAGGTCAACAGGGCGAGTTCTACATGCCAACATGGACCGAGGACCTGTCGGCAACGGCCGGTATTTCGCCCGCCGATCCGGTACTCAGGGTCGCCGATGCACGCCTAGCTGACGATTACTCCGGTGATACCGTTCACAAGGCGATTGCGGTTGTCCTCAGCGACGGTTCAATCCTCGCTCGCAAGGTGACTGACATTTATCCCGATCCGTTTGGGATGGGCAGCATCCTTGAAATTGCTGGTGGATGGGATCGCACCGTTCCCCTGTCGAACATTTCAATGGTCTGTTGGCTGCCAGTCTGGCGCTTCGCTTCGGACAAGCTCACGGTCGAATGGCTGACGGATGCAGTGACGCAATTCGCAGTCACGATCCGTACTCTTGAGGACCTTTCGGGAGAATGAAATGACGTTCGATAGTCGTGAAAGAAGTCGATACAAAGCGCAGCCGATCACCCTCTACTCTTTCGGAGGCGGATCGGACAACGTGACAGAAGCCGGGCGTTCGCTTGAGCATTTGATCCGCAGCGTCACCATCATCCCAGGGGCAACCGAGTTCGGCTACGCGCAAACGCGCGTCTACAAGTATTTCAACTTTCAGGTTGTGCCTGAGAATTTTCTCACGATGAGTTATTACTCGGATTTCGAGGCGTCGATTCAAGATTTGATGCGGCGCGCTCCATACATTGAGCATGTTTCTTTGGTCGTGAGCTGGCATGGGACCGATCTTCGTCTCGCGCATTGTCAGATTATTCCCAAGGTCGATTTGAAAAGTAAGCAAACGCATCCCTGGTCATGGCGCGTTGGTAATCTCACGCGATCCTCTGCCCCGGAGGTTTCCTATTACAACGGAAAACCTGCCATTGGCGGGGCTCCAGATGATCGGTCGGTTTACGAGGCGATCAAGCTCCTAAAATACAAGGGCCTTCGGGTCACCCTTTATCCGTTCATCACGATGGACATTCCGCACGGGAACTCGCTTCCCAATCCATACGGCGGAACGGGTCAACCAGCCTATCCTTGGCGCGGCCGCATTACATGTGATCCCGCCCCCGGCGTCGCAGGAACGGTCGATAAGACACCGGCAGCGGCAGAACAAGTTGCGGCATTTTTCGGCTCGGTGCAGCCGTCCCATTTCTCATGGAACACGAACGGCCTTCACGTGAATTATTCCGGGCCAGCTAACGAGTGGTCCTTCCGTCGTCTGATCCTGCATCTCGCGACGATCGCGGTTGCCGCCGGGGGAGTTGACGATTTTCTC